ATTATTGAAAAGTTGAGATCATCTAATCCTCAACTTTATGCCAAATTATGGTCTTATAAAGTAAACTGTCGAAAAAAGGAACAAAAATAATGGACTTTCTTAAAGATATTGTAAAAGAAATTGGCGATGACTATACTAAAATAGCATCAGATATTGATGAGACTGAGAGTTATGTTGACACGGGTTCGTATATTCTTAATGCACTGGTTTCAGGTAGCATATTTGGTGGTGTATCTGGGAATAAGATTACTGCTATTGCTGGAGAGTCTAGTACTGGAAAGACTTTCTTCAGCATCGCCGTTGTTAAGAATTTTCTTGATAATAATCCCGATGGTTATTGTCTCTACTTTGATACTGAAGCTGCCATTACAAAATCCCTCTTGGAAAGTCGTGGCATCGACACATCAAGGGTTGTCGTGGTTAATGTTGTCACCGTAGAAGAATTCCGAACTAAAGCACTTAAGGCGGTTGATCTTTATATGAAAAAACCAGAAGGAGAGCGCAATCCTTGTATGTTTGTGCTAGACTCTTTGGGAATGCTTTCTACTAGTAAGGAGATCACCGATGCCTTAAATGAAAAAGAAGTTCGTGATATGACTAAATCACAACTTATCAAAGGCGCTTTCCGAATGCTCACTCTTAAACTGGGGCAGGCAAATATTCCTATGATTGTGACAAATCATACTTATGATGTGATTGGCGCTTATGTTCCTACTAAAGAAATGGGTGGTGGTAGTGGTCTTAAGTATGCCGCTTCTACTATCATTTATCTCAGTAAGAAAAAGGAGAAGGATGGAACAGAAATCGTCGGAAACATTATTAAGGCAAAGACTCACAAGTCACGTTTAAGTAAGGAAAATCAAGATGTGGAGATTCGTCTTTTTTATGATGAACGGGGTCTTGATCGATATTATGGGTTGCTTGAACTTGGTGAGATTGGCGGTTTATGGAAAAATGTTGCGGGGCGTTATGAGATTGATGGAAAAAAAATCTACGGGAAGCAAATCCTTGCCAATCCAGAAGAATATTTTACTGAAGAAGTAATGAACAAACTTGATGCTATCGCAAAACAACAATTCTCTTATGGAACGAATTGAGACCACTATTCTCAGAAATTTAGTATTCAATGAAGATTATTCTAGAAAGGTCATACCTTTCATACAACCAGATTATTTTGAACATAAGTCTGAAAAAGTTATTTTTGAAGAGATTACTCAATTCATTGTAAAATATGGTTCAGCAATTACAGTTGAAGCACTTAATATTGAGGTAGAAAACCGAACAGACTTAACTGAAGATCAGATTAAAGAAATCAGGGAAATTAATAAAAATTTGAATGATTTCCCCGCAGATAAGCAGTGGTTACTTGATACCACTGAAAGATGGTGTCGTGATCGTGCCATTTATTTGGCACTTATGGAAAGCATTCATATTGCTGATGGAGATGATACAAAAAAGAGTCGGGATGCTATTCCCAGTATTCTTTCGGATGCTCTTGCAGTTAGTTTTGATAATAATATCGGTCACGATTACTTAAATAACTATGAAGAACGATATGAGTATTACCACAGAAAGGAGGATAAAATTGAATTTGATCTTGAATACTTTAATAAAATCACGAAAGGTGGGCTCCCTAACAAAACTCTTAATATCGCTCTTGCTGGTACGGGTGTCGGGAAGTCTTTATTCATGTGCCATATGGCTAGCTCCGTCTTGCTCCAAGGACGGAACGTTTTGTACATTACAATGGAAATGGCAGAAGAGAAAATTGCTGAGCGAATTGATGCAAATCTCTTAAACGTTCCTATTCAGCAATTGGAAGAACTTCCAAAATCAACTTTTCAAAATAAGGTAACTAATCTTGCGAAAAAAACCAGTGGATCACTTATAATTAAAGAATATCCAACTGCTTCCGCACATAGTGGTCATTTTAAGGCACTTCTTAACGAACTTGCACTTAAGAAGTCATTTAGACCTGATATTATTTTCGTTGATTACCTTAATATTTGTGCTTCCAGCAGGTATAAAGGAAATAGCAATATCAATTCATATACATTTGTTAAAGCAATTGCTGAAGAACTTAGGGGACTCGCCGTTGAGTTTAATGTCCCGATTGTCTCCGCTACTCAGACCACTCGTTCAGGTTTTGGTTCTTCTGATGTTGAACTTACTGATACTTCTGAATCCTTTGGTCTTCCTGCTACTGCTGATCTTATGTTTGCCCTTATTAGCACTGAAGAGTTGGAGCAACTTGGGCAGATTATGGTAAAACAACTTAAGAATAGGTATAATGATCCTACAATCTTTAAGCGTTTTATTGTCGGTATTGATAGGGCAAAGATGAGACTTTATGATTGTGAACAAACTGCCCAGAAAGACATACTTGACTCTGGACAGGATAGCGAGTATAATGATTACGAAGAAAAAAAACCTAAAAAGTCGTTTGAAGGATTTAAATTTTAATGGAACAAGCAAAGCACGTTAATTTCAATAAGTACGCTGAATTTGTTGATGCTGTAACTTCCGATGCATCCAAGGACTTCCTCGCTCTTTCAGATCGCTTAGTTGCTCTGGATGAAAAGGGTGCCAACATTGAGCGTCTTCTGACCTCTGCTGTTGGTATCAATGCCGAAGGTGGTGAGTTTATGGAAATTGTAAAGAAGATGGTGTTTCAAGGTAAACCTTATAATGAGGACAACCGTGAGCACCTGATTATTGAACTGGGTGATATTATGTGGTATGTTGCCCAAGCTTGTATGGCGCTCGAAGTGACTCTTGATGATGTTGTCGCCCGTAATGTTCAAAAACTTCTGAAGCGTTATCCTGAAGGTGCCTTTGATGTTTACTTCTCCGAAAACCGTGCAGTTGATGATCGATGACTAAAGAAAAACAAGTAACAATTAAAATGGATGTTCGTTCTGCCGCTGCAGTTCGTCAAATTCTTTTTGAATCGCAAAAAGGTTATACTTATGATGAAGTGAGTGTGCCTCCTCGTATTTCTGATATTCGTAATGTAATTTACAATATTGATAGTAAGATTGAGGAAATTGTTAATCCAGAATAAATACTTCAAAAAATGCCTATAATTGGAAAATCAAAAGGAAGATCGATATCAAGAATGCAATTTGATGCTATTCTTAAAAGATTTTTGGTCTTTCTTAAAAGAGAATTAAGCATTACTTACGATATTCCAATCATTCTTATTGACGACACTTCTTATGCTAAAAAAAATAAAGCATTTGGAGAAATTACAGATAAAAATATAATTTTTATCAGTATAATCAATAGGCATCCTATGGATATTTTGAGAACGGTTGCTCACGAGTATTTTCATTATAAACAGAAACTAGAAAAAAAACTTTTGCATAGAAGTTCTCATCCTGGAAGTCCAACAGAAAACCAGGCAAATGCTAAAGCTGGAGAACTAATGCGAAAGTATGGAAATCTTCATCCAGAACTATTTGACTTTATGCCACTTCGGTGATATACTAGTCTTGTTCTACTGGGGAATTAGCTCATTTGGTAGAGCGCCTGCTTTGCACGCAGGAGGTAAGGGGTTCGACTCCCCTATTCTCCACTTATGCCCGTGTACTCCAACGGTAGAGAGGGTGGACTTAGAATCCATATAGTGGAAGTTCGAATCTTCTCACGGGCACTAAATAATTTTAAAAAAATGGGAAGAACAAGCGGTAAATCTGCCTGGGAAAAATATTATAAGAATAATGATGGGATATCAGTAGAGGTTAAAAAATCTTCCCCATATTATGCAAACGAGACTACATCAAAAGTAGAAGGTAATTTACAGATTCGCACATCCGTAATTTATAGAGATGTATTTTCTCAACACATTTCTCGTGGGGGAAACACTAAAATAGCATTTCAATTTAATGAAAGTGGGTCGGTATATTATTCTCCTGTGGATAATTTTAAGAAACCTGGAAGAGTTGGTAATATAGATTTAAAGCCTGAAGCATTTGGAATTGAAAATGAAACATTTAATAATTCTTCTTCTTACTATCAACGAGTTATAGACTCTATTGCCGATCGTTGGTCAACTAGTGATTATAGTGGAGAACTGTATGATTATCTTATGGAATTAGTTGCCTATGCTAATGGTGGTTCTGGAGATTTTGCTGGAATAAAGACAGAAGGATTTGATTGGGGAGCAATACAGAGTTACTTTGCTGAGGTTATTGGTCCACTAGCGTGTATTAAAAAAGGTGTTTTGTCAGATTTGCAAATAACAAATCTTCAAAGTGCAAAGATTTTTATGCCACCATCTTCCATATCTCTATACGATTATAAGTTGATTGTTGGTAATCAAGAATATTTAATATCCGCAAAATCTGGAAAAGGAGTTTCAAACCAAGTTAAACCTCAGTTAATGCTTCCTTATGTTGAAAATACTTTATCAGCAACTCTTAAATCTAGTCAGGCATATAATTTATTGAAAATACTTGGAGACTATTCCGTTAAAACTGGAGCATTTCTTGGTTGGCAACTTCTGCAGAATACCGTAGAATTAACACCAGCAGCAATTGCTGATGTTGCAGTAAATTATGAACCTAGAAATAAAAAGTCATCTGATCAAATTATTAATGTTCAACCTTGGGCACCATTTTTAACTAAGTATTTTCCAAATTCTAGAGCGGTCACTTATGGACAAGTTAGGTATAAGTGTGAAACTTTAATACAAACGGCATCAAGAACTGGAACTCTTCAAACTAATCTTAAAAAAATATTTCAAGAATACTTAAATAATTCAAGAATTATCTATGTAAAGATGTCGGTTTCTATGCCAGATGGTAGACCAACATTTAGTAGAATAAATGATAATGGAGTTAAATCTGTGAATTATCTTGAATTGAGATCTTCTAATGATTCTCAAAACAGAACTTCAGATAGAATTGGATTTGATATGGTGAGGTAGACAGTTCATAAACTGTCCACTCAGTAGGCAAACCATCCCATAATACCCTATAATACTTGTATGGCAAAAAACACTCACCTAGAACACTTAGAAGACGACATCCTGAATCAAGGATCTCAGGGTGGGAGGAATGCGATTGCATTTTTGCGTGAGTTGGGTCAGATGCTCTCAGCAAAAAGTTCAACAATTGAAATTACTACAAAGTGGGACGGTGCTCCTGCTGTAGTTTGTGGAACTAATCCTGAGAATGGATTATTTTTTGTCGGTACCAAATCTGTATTTGCCAAGACTGAACCAAAACTTTGTTATTCTGAGCAAGATATTGTTAATTTTTATGGATACGGGCAACTTGCAGATAAGCTCAAAACCTGTTTAACTTATCTGAAGAATATTGGTATTAAAGGTGTAATTCAAGGAGATCTCCTTTTTACTAATGATAAAAATACTGGATTTATTGATGGTCAAAATGTAATTTATTTTCGTCCAAATACTATTACATATGCTGTTCCTGCAGATTCTGATCTTGGGTCGAGAATTAATAATGCAAAATTAGGAGTAGTTTTTCACACTAGTTATAGTGGAGCATCAATTGCTGAGATGAATGCATCTTTTGGTGTAGATATTAGTTCATTCCGTCAGTCTTCTGACGTTTATGTAACTTCTGCATCTTTTAGAGATGCTACGGGAATTGCTAATTTCAATCAAGAGGAATTAAGAAATTATAATTCCGCAGTAAATGTTGCTGAAGGGTCTCTTCGTCAGGCATCGACTTTTCTTGATGTGCTTACTGCAACTGGAGAATCCAAGTTTCTAATGTCCACTCTCTTCAAGAGGTTCTTTAACAGTTATATCAGTAAGGGTATTGCTATGCCGAATACTCGTACAGTTGCTAATGAATTTAGTACTTTTTATTCAAATCTTTTAGATAAAGAAATATTGTCTAAGAAGACTAAAGTGGCACAAGATAAATATTTAAGAATTAAAACAGAAGGTCTACAATTTATTAGGGCAAATGATAGGGCAATTTACATGACAGTTGCTTCTTATATGAATCTTCAAAAAGCAAAAACTATAGTGATTAGACAGCTTTCAAGAGTTAATACTTTTGGAACTTTTTTAAAAACTGATGATGGATACAAAGTTACTGCTCCAGAAGGGTTTGTTGCAATTAAATCAGGTACTGCTCTTAAATTGGTAGATCGTCTAGAATTTAGTAGGGCAAACTTTACCGTAGCAAAAGATTGGGATAAGTAATGAAAAGTTTTTTTAATTTTATTAGAGAAGCAAAAATTCTCCAAGAAACTACAGCATCTCAGCAAGCTTTGAGACTTGGATTAGATGGAGATGGTCATGGTGGATGGTATAAAAATGGGGAATTTGTAGCAAAAACTGTAAAAGGACAGCTTAAGTTTTATAATAAACGCCAAGCAATAGGTAAAGATTCCACTCAAACTGAACTAGAAAAGAATGTTTCAGATCCTAATTTTCAGGATCCAGCGGTTGCTCAGCAGCAGGCTGCCGCACAAGGACAGCAACAAGAAGTTCCTGCAGAACAGCAGCAAGCACAGGAAGCACCTCCAGTCAATTATCTTCCAGTAGAAAAAACTAAGGGAACTTTAACTGTTGCATTTGGTAGATTTAATCCACCTCATCTTGGTCACCTTCAATTAATGGATACTGCAGCCGCTGCTGCAGAGCAGGAAGGAAGTGATTATATGATTGTCCCTTCTCGTACACAGGATAAGAAAAAGAATCCTCTGGATGCTGATACCAAGGTTTCTCTGATGAGATCTATGTTCCCTCAGCATAGTGAGAGAATCGCAAATGATGTAAGTACCCGAACTATTTTTGATGTTCTCAAAAAGGCACATAACGATGGTTATGCAAATGTACGAATTGTAGGAGGAGCAGATAGAGTTAAAGAATTTAATAAATTGGCCACAAATTATAACGGCAATCTTTATCAGTTTGATAATATCGAAGTAGTATCTGCTGGAGATCGTGATCCAGATTCTGATGGTGTTGAAGGTCTTTCTGCATCAAGAATGCGTCTTGCTGCTTCTGAGGGAGATTTTAAAACTTTCAGATCAGGAATGCCTCCTGAAATGAAACCAAAAGATGCTAGAGCAATTTTTGATACTGTTCGACAGGCTATGGGTATTCAGGATCAGGTTGCCGAAGTTTGGGAGATTGCACCTAAGTTTGATCAAAAGTCTCTTCGTGAGAATTATATTAACGAGGTAATCTTCAGAATTGGACAACTTGTTGAAAACCTGAATACTGGATTGGTAGGAAGAATCATTCGTAGAGGAACAAATTATTTAATTTGTGTAACCGAAGATAATATTATGTTTAAGTCTTGGATTAAAGACGTAAATGAAGCATATACTGAAAAGCATATGGATAGAATGTATAGAGAACCTGAAAAACCTAATACACTAGTCGGAACAACTGGATATCTTAAGTATGTTGATAAGCAAACTAAAGGTTCTCAACTTGGAAAAGAAAATCTTGCTTTTGGGCAGAAAAACTTCGGTCTCAATTTCATAAATAAATATAGAAAAAAGTAGAATTAAGATTTTCAAATGGGCACGAAAATTTTTGAGGAAGATTCCAAAAAAGGTGGATCTCCTATGGGTGATCAGGCAAAAGGTCTTGAAAAGCAGGCAAGGCAACTTGCCTATGATATTCGATATGAAATTAAAAAAGCAAGTGGTGGTAAGCAAATGGATGCTGCCGCACTCAAAAGAGCATATCTCCAAGGTCTTCAAAAATCTTCTCAAGCACCAGCAATTAAACTGAGAGCAAAGCAAATGTTAATGGGTGAAGATTATATTTCAGATATTAATAATATCGTTTCAGAAAATGTTGCAAATGCAATGTTTAAAGTATTCGTTGAGGGTGTAAAGGTAGAACAAGAAATAGAATTAGATTATCTTAAGGAACTTGCTGATACTAAGGAAACTAAGTATAAGGTAAGAGTTACCGATAAGAAAACTGGAAATTCTTATGTCCGTTATGCAACTCGTGAAAAAATTTCCGAACTTCGTGCCAATCCAAATATTTCTTCGGTAGAAATGACCGAACACGGTGAACCAAGAGAAGGTGAAAGAACTAGAGGTGAAGATACTGCCAAGGCAAAGAAAGACTATGATGGTGATGGAAATGTTGAAAGCGGAGCAAAAGAATATCGTGGAGCAGTTCATAATGCAATTCAACGTAAAAAAGGTGGAGTTGCAGACGGTAAGGACACTTCAAGCGTAAAAGAAGATTTTATAGGTGAAGTAAAAACTGATGATAATAAGAGAAAGAAGGTTACTGGTGAAGGAGTAAATAATTCTTCTATTGTTAAAGTATTTCCAGATGATAAGACCGCACCATCCCGCCACGGTATGGTAGTTGCCAGTAGCTATGAAATGGGTGGTGCAGTTATTAGTGAAAAAGCAGTAAGTACCTCTCAGCGAAATTTTATGGCACTTGTTTATAAAGCAAAGCAAGGTGAAAAACCAGCATCTCCAGAAGTTGCAAAAGCAGCAAAAGGAATGAGTAAAAAGGAAGCAAGAAAGTTTGCAAAGACTAAGCACAAAGGTCTTCCAGTTCATACGGAAGAATCTGAGTGTGGTGGTAGTGATGATAAAAAAGATGAAAGATCTAATTATTCAGAAAAAGAAGTCATTAAAAATAAACTTAGAGCAGCATTAGGAGTTAAAAATCCTATTGTAATGACTGCTGGATATGAATTAAATGGTAAAACTATTTCTGAAAGAGAATTTGATGAACCAGGTGAAGAAAATTGGAGACCTGATGTTCGTGCTCACAATAAAGCGGTAGGATATCGTGGTTATAATAAGTATAGAGGAACTCGTAGACCAAGACCAGAAAATCCAGGTCCAGGATCACAAGCAAAACCAGCAGATTGATAAATAGGCTAGGATAGTATTGGGGGTTATTATGACTACCGCATTTCTACTTGCAACACTTGGTAATTCCTTAAGTGCTGTAAATTTTCAACTTATTTTAGGAATTCTTTTGGCAGTTTCTGAGGCACTCGGAGCAGATCCAAGAGTTAAGGCAAACGGTATTATTTCGTTTCTTTTACTTCAAGTTAAGAACTATCTTGCCAGTAAAAAAACAAACTGATTTAGAATTCATAATTAATTTAAAGAGATCTATAATTATAGATCTCTTTTTTTTATAAATATCAATATAAAGAAATTATAGGTAAGGAAACATGGCTCTTTGGGGCAGTAAAGACTTAGTTGGAAAAGCTGGTTCTGTAACCATTAATCTTTCCACAAAAGCTATCACGGGAACTGGCACTACATTTTCTACAAGTGGATTTGAAGTAGCGGCTGGTGATGTAATTGTTGTTGGAGCTGGAGCAACTTATGGTCACGCAGTAATTGCTTCGGTAACTAGTAATACTGTTGCATCGGTTGCAACTACACAATATTTAATTCCTAACCCAGCAACTGGTCTGATTCCTGCTGGAACCTCATATTTCATCACAGAAAGACCTATTTCATCTCTTGAAAATTCTGTTTACAGGGCACCAGAAGCAAAATCGGTTGGTGCTGGCGTAAGTACAGCACACTTCACTGGAATTTTTGGTGTCGATAATACCGAGCAAGGAGTTGCTGGAGTAACAACCGTTGGTGGTAAAGCTTCCGCTTATAAACCAGCACACGCTGGTTGGGTTGGTGTTACAACTTACGTTGACTGCCACGGCAATTTTAGAGTTAAGACTGAAACTTTAGTTGCTATGGGCAGAGATTCTGCAGGTAGTGGTGGTATCACTAGTGATGCTGATGACGATACTAGATATCCAGATGCCTGATAATATATGAGATTTGATGAGTTGAACGAAAGCAATTATATGCTTTTTGCGATTAAATTTTATGATAATCCACAATCAGTTACTAAAGAAGATTTTGATAATGATTTGAAAAGGATACGTTATATAAAAAGATTGCTTAAGAGATATAAAGAAACTGGGGAACTGAAAGTACATCTTATATTAAACCATTTAATTATTTTGTTTAATGTGTTTAATGATGCTACAGTTCCTTTGTTATTTTATAACTTAGAAAGAGATCTTTGGCCGTCTATAAAAAGTTTTATTATATTTTTAAATAGATTACCCGAATACCCTAAAACAGAAATTGAT